ATCAGAATAACTCCTTTCTTGGGTACATGGTTTGTAGTTTTTAGTCAACTCTATTATACCATATCCGGTGAGGAGTTATTTTAATTTGGTAACAAAAAATGCCGTATTTATGCGGTCTGTGGCGTTTTGCAAACGCCTATTTAAAAGAGAATAATTGTGAGGAAGCAATTACAGGAATGGATCTTGGAGTTGATACAGTGTTTGCATTGGCAGTATTAGAATTAAAAAACGAAGGATATGATATTAAGCTGCATTGTGCAATCCCTTGTAAAAATCATTCCTGCAAGTGGATTAAAGAAAGTGTTGACCAATACAATTACATTCTTTCTAAAGCAGATATCGTCAAGTTGGTATCTGAAGAAGAATATAAGCCTTGGTTAATGCAGAAAAGAAATGAGTATATGGTTGATTTAGCTGATAAAGTTATTGCGGTTTGGGATAGTTCAAAAGGTGGAACAGCAAATTGCGTAAAATATGCTGAGAAGGTTGGTAAAGAAATTATCAGAATTGAACCATAAAAAGAGAATATACAGTTGAGAGGTAAAGAATATGAGATTTGAAAAAGAGACAGAGAATAAAATTAGAGAAGCGTTTCGTCAGGAAGATTTTCAGAACTTTATGTTTGAGGCGGTTTTTGGTGAATCAAAAGACGAATATGATGAGTTATACAGGAATGTATACAAATGGGAACTTAAAGAGATAGAGGATAGATTAGTTTACTTAGTAAAATCTCATATTCATCATAATGTTCCTATTAACAGAAATGCTATTGTTACTTTTATTCTTGAAAATATAGCAGAAGATCTTGGTGGTGATGATTTAGATTGCAAAAATATAAAATTCTTTGCTTTCTGCAACCATCTATACTACATAATTTTTGATATTGTTACTAAGCCATATTTTATGAAAGATGTAATAGATAAAGACAAAAGACAGAATTGAGATAAAACAGAGAATATATAGTTGGAGGTAAGAATGTGATATATACAAGTTATTTTGCAAAACTTAAATCGTTACCAGATAATATAGTCCCAATTTCGATTTGCGGAAAAGCACCTAATTGGTATACAGGGTTACAGTATAAGAAACTTGCACCCAAATATGACTTCTTTATGAAGTGGAAAGAAAATCATGATAATGACTATTACATAAAGTGCTTTAATGAACAGGTATTAAATAAATTAAACGCTACTGATGTTGTCTTAGATTTTTCGAGAATTTGCTATGGATATAATGTTGGAGAAAATGACATTGCTTTGATTTGCTATGAAAAGCTTACAGATTTTTGTCATCGTCATTTAGTATCCGATTGGTTAAATAAAAACGGCTTTAAATGTGATGAATATTTATTTAGCAAGTAAATCTAACTTATCTATGATTCATTCGAGTCACAATTTCCAATAAAAATGAAAATCGAATAGAGAATAAATATATAAAGGAGGAAAATTATGTTTGTAGAATTTGAAGATGATATACAGTTTTGGGGATGCAATATTCCGAATGAAGTGAAAATGGTTATAGATTCAGCAAATGAAAGTGTAGACAAATCATTTGACAATGAAGATCAGAAACAAGCTTATCATCTTGGTGTAGAAAATACATTGTCTGTATTGAAACAGTTACTTGATGAAGGGTTAAGTAGAGATAGCATTACATTTTATTATCCAAACGCAGCTACAACAGAAGAAATGGATATAGAAGATATTAACCAATGGCTAGAAACATTACCATATAAATAAATCACTGTTTCATGTGAATTTTGAGGAGGTGAGAAAGTGACAGAATTTAGATTTAATGAAGACTTTGCAAATAATTGGAAGTCAGGGCAGACAGTTACTTGTGAAGAAAAAGAGGATGGTTACTTAGTTGATAAGGTGGCACTGATTGAAAAGGACGAACTTTTAAAACATGGTGAATTTATCACAATGAATGTTGAGATATTAGGACGTATGCAATCAAATGGTGTATTTATGTATAACAGAGATTTCAAACCAGGAGATACTGTACAACATTTCAAAGGCGGTTTTTATAAGATTGTTACCATTGGGATTAATACAGAAACAGAAGAAAAGATGGTTGTATACCAGAGCTTAAAGGATAAAAGAGTATGGATTAGACCATATGAAATGTTTATCAGCAAAGTGGATAGAGAGAAATATCCAAACGCTTATCACCCATATAGACTTATCAAAGTAAAGATTACTGCCTAGTAATCAGTCTTGAACGATTCAGTTTAAAAATTCCAAAACAAAATGTTACGAATAATATATAAAATACGTGACAAATAAGAGAATAAATAAATGCAGAAAACATTTGTATGGGTGGAAGAACAGCATACCCTTGGGTTTTTATACTCAAAAATCACTGATTATAC